TAAGCGCCGGTGTCGCTGCAGGTGCGGTCGGCCTTGAGGCTGCGCAATACAACCCTGACGAGGTAGATTCCATCGCCGAGAACGTCCGCAAACCTGGATTTGCAAAAGGTGGCCATGTTCAATACGATCCCGCTGCCATAGACAGCATCATTAACCAACTTCGCGAGGTCAACCATGGCTGACATGAATGAAATGGAAGAACCCGCCGAAAGCGGTGAAACTGTTGAACTTGAAGACGAATACAACGAAGTGGAAGACACCGAGGACGGTGGCGCAATTCTCCGCATGGGCGACGAGGAAGACGAGGAGCGCCACGAGGAGCACTTCGCCAACATCGTCTTTGACGTTGATCAAGAGCTTCTAGAAGACTCGGTTACCGACTTGCTCGACAAGATCGACAAGGACAAGGAAGCCCGCGAAAAGCGCGACAAGCAATACGAAGAAGGCTTGCGTCGCACTGGTTTGGGTGATGATGCCCCAGGCGGCGCGTCGTTCAACGGTGCCAACAAGGTCGTCCACCCGATGCTGGTCGAAGCTTGCGTGGACTTTTCTGCGCGCTTCATGAAAGAAGTCTTCCCGCCGTCGGGGCCGGTGCGCAGCAAGGTCTTGGGCATTCAAGACAAGCAGAAGGTCCAGAAGGCTCAGCGCAAAGCCGAGTTCATGAATTGGCAGACCACCGAGCAGATGGTTGAGTTCCGCAGCGAGCTTGAGCAGCTGTCAACGCAACTGCCTCTGGGCGGTGGCCAATACATGAAATTCTTCTGGAACCCGCAGCGTCGCCGTCCGATGTCTGAATTTGTGCCGATCGACGACGTTTATCTGCCGTTTGCCGCCACCAACTTCTACACGGCAGAGCGCAAGACGCATGTGCAATACGTCACCAAGATGGAATACGTCCGCCGCGTTAAGTCAGGCATGTATGCCGACGTTGACATTGGCATGCCGTCGGATCCTGAATTCAGCAAGTCCAGCATTGCCAACGACAAGATCGAGGGCCGGAAGGAATCCAGTTACAACGAAGACGGCTTGCGCACGATTTACGAAATCTACACGTCGCTTGACTTTGGTGACGGGCTTGAGCCGTATATCATCAGCATCGACAAGACCACCGAGAAGCCCCTCGCGCTTTACCGCAACTGGGAGCCGGACGACGACAACCGCAACGAGCTTGACTGGATTGTCGAATTCCCGTTCGTGCCGTGGCGCGGTGCGTATCCGATCGGCCTGACCCACATGATCGGTGGCCTGAGCGGTGCGGCCACCGGTGCCTTGCGTGCCTTGCTTGACAGCGCGCACATCCAGAACGTCCCGACGTTGCTCAAGTTGAAGGGTGGCCCGAACGGCCAGACCATCAACCTGCAGCCGACCGAGGTTGTGGAGATGGAAGGCGGCGCGCTGATTGACGACGTGCGCAAGCTTGCCATGCCGCTGCCGTTTAACGGCCCCAGCCCCGTGCTGTTCCAATTGCTCGGCTTCTTGGTTGATGCCGGCAAAGGTGTCATCCAGACTTCGTTCGAGAAGCTGTCTGACCAGAATGCCAACCAGCCGGTCGGCACCACGATGGCGCTGATCGAGCAGGGCATGGTGGTGTTCAGCAGCATTCACTCGCGTCTGCACGCCTCGATGGCTCGGTGTTTCTCGGTACTTCACCGTCTGAACAGCGCCTATCTGACCGAGGAAGACATTAAGGCTCACGACTCGGGCCTAGAGATTGAGCCGAGTGACTTCGACGGCCCGCTTGACGTCATCCCCGTAAGCGACCCTGCCATCTTCAGCGAGACGCAGCGGTTCGCCCAGGTGCAGGCACTCTTGCAGCGCGCTGCCATGATGCCGCAGATGTATGACGCTCGCAAAGTCGAGGAGATGTTCTTGCGAGCGATGAAGATCGCGGCGGATGACGTGCTCAACCCGTTGCCAGGGTCCGAAGACATGGATCCCGTCAGCGAAAACGTGGCGGCGGCTATGTCTCGTCCGGTTTACGTTTTGCCTGCGCAGGATCACATCGCGCACATCATGACGCACATTGCGTTTTTGAAGTCGCCTTTGTTTGGTGCAAATCCTGTCATCGCACAGACGTTCATGTATCCGATGGCCGAGCATTTGAAGGCGCACTTGCTTAACTATTACTTGGTCGAGTCGCACAATGCGATTGACCGTGCGCAGCGTGAGGACGTCATCAAGCCTGAGGCTAAGGAGCAGGTCAACTTGATCCTCGAGGTGCAGCAATTCATCGAGCAGCAAATGGGTCCGTTCGGCCAAGAACTCACGGCCATCAACGAGGCCGCGCAGCAATACAAGCCGCAGCCGCCGATGCCGCCTGACAACACGATGCAGATCGCGCAACTTGGCGCTCAGATCAAGGGTCAGGAAATGCAACAACGTGCGGCCATGGATCAGGCTCGGATCCAGCTTGATCAACAAAAGCTTCAACTTGGTATGCAAAGCGAGAGCGCGAAGCTGGCTGAGCGTCAGCAGGAACGTGTTGAGGGTATGCAGGTTGAACAGTTTAAGCAGCAGAATGAGAACCAGCGCACAGCCGAAGAACTTGCGGCTCGCGAGCGTATGAATTCCGCTGACAACCAAACCGCAATGCGCCTCGCTGCGGCGGAGATCACATACGGTGACAAAGTGGCGGTAAGCACCGGCACTGGCATCAACCCCAACCCCTGAGGAGATTGAGTTATGAGCGACAAACCCACGACTGGAACCGTTCCCATGACGGGCGCATATGTTTCGCAGCATCAGCGCATGGCTGCGGGCGAGAAGATTGATGGTCAAACGCTTCCGAGCGACAAGTCTGCAGGCCCTAAGACACCTGCATGAACATCAATTCGCTTCTTCTAAACCGTCTCAAGGCTGATCAACAGCAGTTCGCTGTAGAGGCTTTGAGACGCCCCCAGACGCGCGATACATTTGAGTACGGGTATCGTGTTGGCATGGTGGCGGGCTACGAAGCCGCCATCAACGTACTTTTGAAGCTTCTTGATGAGGAGAAGAATAGTGACAACGACATCTGAGGACGCACTTGCAGAGGCTTTCCCGGCGGTAGACGCCGGTGTGCAGCCTTTCGGTAGCCGCGTTCTGGTTCAAATTCGCACCCCTAAGACTAAGACGGCTGGGGGTATTATCCTGCATACCGACTCTCGAGACACCGAGAAGTGGAATACGCAGGTTGGCAAGGTTGTCAGCGTTGGTTCGCTGGCTTTCAAGAACCGCAACAGCATGGAATCTTGGCCGGAAGGTCAGTGGTGCACGGCGGGTGACTTTGTTCGCGTCCCCAAATACGGTGGAGACCGTTGGGAAGTTGCTCTCGAACGTAAGGGTTCAGGTGAAAAGGAATCCGCGATGTTCGTAATTTTCAATGATCTTGACATCATCGGGCAGGTAACTGGCGACCCGTTGACCATCAAGGCATTCATCTGAAGGAGATGACAAATGGCTAAGGTAATGAAAGAAGACGATGAAAACGAAGAAATGGTCATCGTAGAAGACGAGAGTGAACTCGATCAGGACGACGATGATGATCAGGATGATGGCGACGAGCGAGTTGAGCAGTCATCCGGTGATGGAAACGACGACGAACGCGAGGCCATCCGAGAGCGCAGGCGCAAGGAAAAGCTAGATCGCAAAGACCGTCGTGACAATGCCATCAAGCGTGACAAGGTCGAGCTTGATTTCTTGCGCAAGCGTAATGATGATCTTGAGCGGCGTGTAAGCGCACAAGAGCAACGTGCCCATCGCGGTGACCTGAGCGCGCTTGACCAGGCCATAGCGAACGCTCAACAAGAAGCTAACATGGCTGAGCGCGTCATTGCCAAGGCTGTGGCTGCGGGCAACGGTGACGACGTCACGCAGGCTATGCGGTATCGCGATCAGGCTTTGGCCCGCGCCAACCAGTTGGCTGCGCAAAAGCAACAAGCTGCTCGGCCTGTCGCGCAAAACCAGATTGACGACCGCACGCTGCAGTTGGCCAAGGAGTTCATGCAGGACAACCCGTGGTACGATGCGCAGGGTCGCGACGAGGACTCTGCGATTGTCATTGCCATTGATCAGGCCATGGCTAAGGACGGCTTCGACCCGCGTTCCGAAGATTATTGGGATGAGCTGCGCAAGCGCGCGGCTCGTCGTTTGCCCGATCGGTTTGGTGAAACTGAGAAGGCACCCGTCAAGGATCAACGCACGCCTCGGGGTGGCCCGACCGTCGGATCTGGACGCGAACACGCTCCGACCAGCACTCGCAAGGAGATTTACATCAGCCCAGAACGCAAACAGGCATTGGTAGATGCTGGCGTTTGGGAGGATCCTGTGCTGCGCCAAAAGTATGTAAAACGGTATGCAGAATACGATCGGCAACGAAAGTAGTGAAATGCTTGCCTTTTTGCTTTTCTTAAACCATAATTCCCCCAATCGCTGACAAGGAGCGAGTACAATGAACGACGAACGCTTTAAGAAATCCGCTGGTGAAGGCCGCGACAACCGTGCGATGATAGATCGCGCGACCACAGAAAATCGTGCCATTTCTGACGATGAGCGGGTAGCAATGTTCCGTCAACAGTTTTACCAGTCCTCTCTACCGGACTTGCCGAAGATCCCTGGCTGGCACATGTGCTGGCTTACGACGACGAACCCGCGCGATTCCATCCAAACGCGCATCAGACTTGGGTATGAGCCTGTAAAGCCAGAAGACGTTCCTGGCTGGGAATACGCCACGCTCAAGACTGGTGACTGGACTGGACTCATCGGCGTTAATGAGATGCTAGCCTTCAAGTTGCCCATCAGCCTCTATCAGAAGTACATGCGTGAAGCTCACCATGACGCTCCGATGAGGGAAGAGGAGAAGCTCAGCGACACCGCAGAGTTCCTCGAGCAACAGGCCCGTGCGTCTAAGTCTCGTATTGATATGGGTGACGGAACACGGGAAATTGGGCAAGAACGGGAAGCGATCTTTGATCTTTCCTAACGAAACCCCTTCAGCCAAGGAGTAGGCTATGTCTTCAATTAGCGCACCTTTTGGCTTTCGCCCGTCTTACCACAACAGTGGTCAAATGCGTCCGAAAGCCTATACGATCGCTAGCACATACGCGGCCAACATCTTTTCGGGTGACCCCGTTAAGCTGACCGACAACGGCGTTGTGCAACTCGGGACCAGCGATGGCACCCGCAGCGGCACCGTTGACGGTATCTCGTTGCTCGGTATTTTCGGTGGTTGCCAATACAACGACGCCTCGGGTCGCCCCGTGATTTCGCCGTTTTGGCCGACCGGTGCTACCGGCACCGAAATCGTTGCTTGGGTTTATGACGACCCAGAAACGCTGTTCGACGTCCAGTACAACAACCCCTCCGCAGGCACCACGGTCCAGACCGCTGTCGGCGAAGAGTGCGATTGGACTGTCGCGTCTCCTGGTGGCTCGACCCGCACGGGTCTCAGCAACACCTTGCTCACCGCGATTCAGGCGACTTCTGGCCAGTTCCAGATCACCGGCTTTGCATACAACATCAACGATTCTTTGACCGACGCTTATGTCGTGGCCACTGTTCGTATCAACGAACACCACTACAAAGCTGCGGTTAATTCCGTGTAAGGGAGGGCTTGAATCATGGCTACACCAATGCGTAGTACAGACTTCCGGTCTGTCGTCGAGCCTATCCTCAACGAAGTGTTCGATGGTGTTTACGACCAGCGTGCTGACGAATGGAAGATGGTCTTCCGCGAGCAGAAAGGCATTCCGCGCAACTATCATGAAGAACCCGTTCTTTATGGTTTTGGCGCAGCGCCCGAACTGCCCGACGGTATGGCTGTTACCTACCAGTCCGGCGGCGTGCTGTTCCTGCAGCGTTATCTCTACAAGGTCTACGGTTTGGCATTCAGCTTGACCAAGGTTCTTGTGGAAGACGGCGACCACATTCGTATCGGCCAGACCTATGCCAAGCACTTGGCACAGTCGCTGATCGAGACGAAGGAAACGCTGTCGGCAAACATTCTGAACCGTGCGTTCAACTCGGCATACACTGGTGGTGACGGCGTCTCGCTGATCAACACCTCGCATCCGATCGTGAACGGCGTGTTCAGCAATGAGCTGTCTACCGCTGCAGCTTTGTCGCAGACTTCGCTTGAGCAACTGCTGATCCAGATCCGCAACGCTGTTGACAACAACGGCAAGCGTATCCGCTTGACGCCGAAGAAGATCGTTAGCGGTCCTTCGAACGTGTTCCAAGCTGAAGTTCTGCTCAAGTCGGTTCTGCGTACCGGCACCGCTGACAACGACATCAACCCCGTGAAGTCGATGGGCTTGCTGGCCGACGGCCAAGCAAACCTCTCGCGTATCACGTCGTCCACCGCTTGGTGGGTTCAGACCGACGCTCCCGAAGGTATGAAGTTGCTGATGCGTCGCGGGCTGGAAAAGAGCATGGAAGGCGATTTTGAAACCGACTCCATGCGCTACAAGGCGACCGAACGTTATACTGTTGGCTGGACCGACCCGCGCGGTCTGTACGGCACGGCAGGCGTCTGATGAGTAACTGAAAACTAACAGTTTTTGGCTACCTGCAAAGTTGACCTCCCTGATATTAGGATACACTCCTAAGCATCGGGGAGGTTTTTTTATGACCACGGGCACGTGAAGTTAAAAGAAATGGCACTTGATGTGCACCCTTTTATTTGCTGCGCAACCATGATACCATCAGGGTCGACAGTGAGGTGGTGCATGCCATACAACCAAGACTTTTGCGGGATATATGTAATCAGGAACAACACCACCGGAAACGGTTACGTTGGTCAGTCTTCTCGCATGCGGAAAAGAATTGCTGACCATTTCAATTTGCTCAGAGTTAGCAAGCACCCCAATGGGCATCTGCAGGCGGCGTTCAAGAAGTATGGAGAATCTGTCTTTTCTTATGATTTTGAGGTCATCTGCGAGGATGCTGATGAGCTTGACTTGCTTGAGGAGGCATATCTTTCTGGGGACGCGATCTTTAACGAAACCCCTGTGTATTATAACATTTCTAAGACTGCTCACATCCCCATGCGCGGGCGGACTCATAGCGAAGATACGCGAAAAAAGATAAGTGCCACTAAGAAAGGCGTGGTGTCACATATCACTGAAGGTTATCGAAAATCACTTCGTGATGGTCAGCTTCGCAGGGCTTTGAGTAACCCAGATAAGGTTGCTAAAATCCAGTTTATAGTAGACAACCCGCACATGACATACGCGGCGCGCGGTCGTGCGGTCGGGCTTGACACAAGCTCAGTTAGGAAAATTGCGCTCCGCTACACCCTTATAAAGGATCTACTCCATGGCTAACACCAATTTCTCGGGACCAGTAATCTCGAACAACGGGTTCATCGGCAATTTGACCGGCAACGTTGTCGGCTCCGTCACCGGCTTGGCGTCTGTGACGACTTTGGCCGCTGCTTCGACGCTGACGGCTGCACAATCTGGCCGC